AGAGTGGTTAGAGTGGTGCTTAGATGAAAAGGTTGGTGGTGATATGACTGGATTCTCAAATCTAAAAGAGGATGATCATTTTAAAGAGTGTAGACATGATCAAAGTATTCTTACCAATATGGCAGTAAGGGATGGTTTATCAGTTGTTGATTCTAACATTCGTAATTTGATTGAATGTAATGCTGATTACTGGTATGAAAGAATGAGTAAAGGTGAGGTTCAACCTTATAGACCAATTGATACTTTTATGTTAAAGATAAGAGATGATGTTGATTATATGAAGGCAGATATTACTGATAGTATTATTCTTACAGTTCATAATCAAGAAAACATAATCAAACATGTGTTAGCAGGTATTGAGAATAATACTAAGGGTTCTTATGAATTGATATTAGTCATAGATGGATGTACTGATAATACAGAGAAAGTTATACTTGATTATATGAAAGGTTCTTCTTTAGCAAATAACCTAACAATTAGGTATGCTGATAATGTCTTTGAAACCAAAGCTAATAATATTGGATTGAAGGAAGCAATTGGCAAGTATGTTATAATAGTTCAAGATGATATGATTATTAATGAAGATGGTTGGAATGAAAGATTAAGAAAACCATTCAATGCATTTGATGATGTCTTTGCTGTTACTGCTAGAACTGCACATAACTATGTCTTCAATCCTGATTCTCCTTATATTGGTATGAAAGAGGATATTGATACTGATTGGTGTAATATAGTAGAACCATGTGATGAAGCAAATCAAAGTAATATGCCTAGAGATGTGTTTGCTGTAAGAGGCACTGTTAATCGTGGTCCTCTTATGATAAACTTAGAAGACCTTAAGGAACTTAATTACTTTGATGAAGCATTCTCTCCACAAGATATGGATGACCATGACCTTATGTTTAGAATGCGTAAGAAGTTAGGGAAAGTTTGTGGGTGTTACTGGATTGATTTTGTATCAGATCCATCTTGGGGTGGAACCAGAAAAACTGGGCAGACTGCTCCTTGGTTATATAAAGCACAGCATAAGAATTGTAAAATTTTCTATGAAAGAAATGCTGATGTATTAGAAGAGTATCGTATTATTGAACACAGGGAGTTATCATGACTTATTCAAAAAGATTTAGTAGTAAATTTTTTGCCAGATTATTAAAACCAGAAGGACAAAATCCTATTAGAGATAGAGCAACTTCCTTTGAAATTATTTTTAATTTATTAGATGAAAAGAAAGATAAAAGTAATTACTTAATTGTAGAAACAGGATGTATGAGAGGAGATCATACACCAGTTAGTAGTCCTTATGCTTTGGGTGATGATGGTGCTAGTACATACATCTTTGATGACTTCATAAACTATTATGATGGTGAGGTTCTTTCTGTAGACATTAAACAAGAGAATGTAGATTATGCTAATAAATTTACTTCTGAAAGAACAAATGTATATTGTAGTGATTCAGTAAAATTTTTATGGGATTTAGATCCTAGAAATAAAATTGATTTTTTATATCTTGATTCATTTGATTTAGATCCAAACAATCCTACTCCATCTCAAGTTCATCATATAAAAGAATTATGTGCATGTATGAAAAACCTATCAGAAGGAACTATAATAGCAGTTGATGATCACTTAAATACACCAGAGTTTGATCAGTATAGATCTACTCTAACTCAAGGTGGTAAAGCAAGATATGTTGAAGATTTTATGAATGATATAGGTGCAGAACTTTTACATGATGGTTATCAAATTGTATGGAGGTTATGATGAGTGATGTTTTAATTAAGGCATATCATGGTGGTTTAGGAGATTGCTTACAGTTCTCTACACTTCCAGAACAGTTCTCAAAACAACAGGGAAGAGATACTTATGTTTTAGATGAATCTAATTTTAGAAATAAAGAAATCTATGATTTAGTGTGGGGATGTAATCCATATATTAAAGGAGTAAAATCAGGTCATTGGAATGCTGGTGATATACCAGAGATAAGATTTACAAATGAGAATGGACATCAAAGTTGTGTTAAAAATTGGGAAGAGTTACATGGATTAAAACCAACTAATGAGTATCCTAAAATTTATTATGAACCAAAGAAAGTAGAAGGATATGAAGATTGTATATTAGTAGATCTATCATCAATATCATTAAGACATGATGGTGATAAGAGCAGTTTTCCACCTGCATATGATCCAAAGGAAGTGATTGCTGAGTATGAAAAGATTAGAAAAAAATATCCTGATAAAAAGTTCATACAAGTTTTCTTTGAACAAAATCTTGGATCTAAATCTATTCAAATAAACTCTGATGATGGTGTTTTAGTAAAGTCTATTTTTCATTATTGTGATCTTATGAGATCTTCTTTTGGTATCATTGGTTTGTATAGTGGACAAAGTGCCCTTAGTGCTGCTATACTAGAGTATAATCCTGATCTTCTGAGTTTCTGTATGGTATCAGAAGCTGTGTATAAAAAACATAGTCTTCAAAGTGGGTTTATCTTTGACAAGTTAAACTATGTTATTATACCTGAGACTGAAGAAGTATTAGACACTTCTATTCATTAATGGATTACTATTACAACATTTTAATTACTGGGTGTTCATCTGGTTTAGGTGAAGCACTTTTCAATAAAGTATGGGAACATGATTTTCTAAAACCCTTTGGACATTATAGGACAGAGGATGGAGATCCTTATGCTCTAATAGGAGATATTACAGATTCTGACTTTCCAGAGAAATTGGATAATTATATTAGAGAACGTGAGATTGATTGTTTCATTAATAATGCTGGTGTTTATGAAGGAGATATCATAGGTACAAATTTAGGATCTCAAATTAGAATGTTGCAAGTAGTTTATAAGTATTTTTTAGAGAGAGAAAAGGGAAGAATTATTAATATAAATTCTGTTGCAGGACTTTATCCTAGTGCAAATGAATCAATATATTGTGCCTCTAAATTTGGATTAAAAGGATTTTCTAAATCAATACAATTAGAAGCAGTGGGAACAGGAATAGAAGTAACTGATGTTTATCTTGGTGGTGTACAAACTAGAATGACACAAGGTAGAGATAACTATGATGATTTAATGAGACCAGAAGATATAGCAGAATGTATAATAGATCTAGCCAACACTAAAACTTTTTATGTAAATGAAATTACTTTAAGAAAAAGAAATGTGTTTAGTCACAACCATGTAATGTATGATTAAGTATGATTTTACCAGGCACTACAGTTAAAGTAATTGATGAAAATTCAATATACAGAGGGTATATTGGATGTGTTCAAAGAATACAGGGTAACAAGGCTGCTGTCCTAATGGATAGTCACACTCCTTGGGACAAGATGATTACGTTTAGGATTTCTGAACTTGATGAAGTAACAGAAGGTTTTCAATACTATCCAAAGAAAAAATGAAAGCAGCAGTTCTTGAAAAATTAAATTATCCTTTAGCAATTAGAGAGGTTTTTCCTACAGAATTATTACCAGGTCAAGTATATGTCAAAGTATTGGCTAGTGGATTATGTGGTGCACAATTACATGAGATCAGAGGACATAAAGGTAATGAAAAATTCTTACCACATCTTATGGGACATGAAGGTTGTGGTATAGTTAAAGAAGTAGGACCAGGTGTGACTACAGTAAAGGAAGGTGATAAAGTTGTAATGCATTGGAGACCTGGCTCAGGAATAGAATCAGAGTTTCCAAAATATCATTTAGGTGAGAAAATAATATCAAGTGGAAAATGTACAACACTCAGTGAGTTCTCAATAGTTTCTGAAAATAGATTAACTAAAGTTCCTCATGATACGCCAACAGTTCTTGCTGCTATGCTTGGTTGTTCTCTTACATCAGCAATGGGTATTATTGATAATGAATGTAATTTAAAGTTTGGAGAATCAGTTGCTGTAATTGGATGTGGTGGAGTTGGATTAAATTTAATTCAAGCAGCAAAAATGAAGAGTGCATATCCTGTTTATGGTGTAGATATTAATGATAAAATGTTTGATCTCACACATCAAATTGGAGTTGATATCTTCACTTGTGATTTAGAATTTATTCCACATAAAGTTGATGTAATTCTTGATACTACAGGAGTGCCAGAAGTTATATCAAAAGCATTTGATAAACTAGCACCAAGTGGTAGATTAATTATGGTAGGTCAACCTGCACCAGGCACAGACTTGAATATCTTTAATCCTTTATCTATGTTTGATGGTCAAGGTAAATCTATAAGAGCATCACAAGGTGGTGGAACTAAACCTGATGAAGACATACCAAGATATATCAAACTTGCTAATAGAGAGATGTTAGATTTTAACACACTACATACTGATACATTTGCATTAGATAATATCAATGATGCATTTGACTTGCTAAAAACAGGAAATGCAGGTAGAATAATAATTAAGATAGGAGAAGAGGACTAGTGAGAAAACAATGGACTAAAGAAGAACTGATTGCTTTTGAGGATCATATTGGTGATCTTTATATGGATAATCAACTTCCTTTTCTCTTTCATCTTTCTGGTGGAAATGAAGATCAACTCATTGAAATATTCAAAGATATTAAAGAGGGTGATTATGTAATCTCTAATCATAGAAATCATTATCATGCTTTACTTCATGGCATACCACCTGATGTAGTGGAAGATAGAATTAAGAATGGTAGAAGTATGTTCATCTATGATCGTAAAAGAAACTTCTTTGTTTCTGCAATCATAGGAGGAACACCTGCTATTGCTGCTGGCATAGCATGGGCATTGAAAAGAAAGGGATCAACCCAAAAGGTCTGGTGTTTTGTAGGAGATGGCACAGAGGATAATGGACACCTCTCAGAGGCAGTTAGATATGTAGAGGGATTTGATTTACCATGTAAATTTATTATTGAAAGCAATGACAGATCATGTGAAGCATCTAATCAAGACAGATGGGGTAAGACAGCTCATCCAGAATATAATTCTGATTATGTTATTAAGTATCATTATGAGCCAACATATCCTCATTGTAGAAAACCTGGTATGATTGATTTGTCTAAGACAGATAAGAAAACTGATGATGAATATTTCCCTCCATTAAAAGAACCAAATATAATGACATATCTGGCTCAGGATTGGGTAGCACCACAGAAATCTTATAAAGATGCAATGATAGAATCAATGACTCATTTAGGAAAGTTAGGTGCTATCTTTATTGGATATAATGTTAAGTATGGGAATGCTATAGGCACATTAAAAAATGTTCCTGATGATCAAAAATTAGAAACACCAGTAGCAGAAAACCTGATGGCAGGTCTTGCTATTGGAATGTCATTTGAGGGATTCTTACCAGTTCTTTATTATGAAAGACATGACTTTATGATGGTTGCTGCTGATGCAATTATCAATCATATTGATAAGATAGAAAGAATATCTCATGGTGAATTTAAGTGTCCTATAATTATCAGAGCAGTGACTGCTGATGCTGGACCTTTCTATTCTGGTATCACACACTCTCAAGATTTCACTGAAGTATTCAGAAGAGCAGTTAGTTTCCCAGTTCTAGATCCAGTAAATGGTGCTGGTGTTACCAGTTGTTTACTTGCTGCACGCAGAAGTGGAAAACCATGTATGATAATAGAGAGAAAATCTAGGTATTAATGGAAAAGAAAATCCTAGTGATAGGAGACAGTTGTATAGATTCATATGCATACTGTAGATCTACAAGATTAGCACCAGATAAACCTGTTCCAGTATTAGAAGTTTTAAATACTGTCAACACACCTGGTATGGCATATAATGTTTTTCGTAATGTAGTATCATTAACAAAGTTTCCAAAAGGAATAGATCTTTTAACAAATGAAAGATATGAAGATGTTGTGAAAACAAGATATGTTGATGCATTTAGTAATCATATGTTCATGAGAGTTGACTCTGTAGTTAATATTGATAGAATAAAGGATAATAATATTAAAGATGGTTATGATACAGTGATCATCTCTGATTATGATAAAGGATTTTTGACAATAGAAGATATTGAGTACATATGTACCAATCATCCTCAGGTGTTTTTAGACACTAAGAAAATTCTAGGTAACTGGGCAAATGCTGCTAGGTTTATTAAGATTAACAATCATGAGTATGAAAGATCTAAAGATTATTTTCAGAATACTAATGTTCAAGATAGGGTAATCCAAACTATGGGATCAGAAGGATGTTATTTCAATGGCAAACAATACTCTGTGGAACAAGCAGAGGTGATGGATTTATCTGGAGCTGGTGATACATTCATGGCAGCATTAGCAGTTAAGTATACTGAGACAGGAGATATAGATTCTAGTATTACATATGCAAATTCTTGTGCATCAAAAGTTGTTAAAAAGAGAGGAACCACAGTAGTATGAGAAAAGTTATTTTAACTGGATCTGATGGATTCATTGGCAGTTCATTTAAGAAAACTCTCAGTAAAACATGGGATATAGTAGAGGTTGAAAAACATAATTGTTGGAGTTTCTTATTAACTTTTAGAGATTGGAGTCAGGTTGATTTCATATGTCATCAGGGTGCTAATTCATCTACAGTTGATAAAGATTTATTTGATATCTGGAAATCTAATACAGAGTTTAGTTTAAATTTATTTCAACTAGCAATAGAGCATAAGATACCTGTGAAGTATGCATCATCAGCATCTGTATATGGAACAACAAATGACATGATGAATCCATTGAACTACTATGCTCTCTCAAAATTAACTGTTGATTATTGGGTGCAAGATAATATCAAATACTTTAAACATATTCAAGGATTTAGATATTTTAATGTTTATGGTGAAGGTGAAGAAGAAAAAATAGCAAGAGATCAATCTAGTCCAATTAGTAAATTTATTCATCAAGCAAAGACAGAAGGTATAATCAGAGTATTTGAAAATTCTAAAACTTATTTTAGAGATTTTGTTTGTGTGGATGATCTTTTAAAAATCATACTAGATAATACTAGAGAGTCTGGAATCTATGATCTTGGCACAAGTAGTCCAATATCATTTCTAGCAGTTGCAAATATTGTAGCAAAGTACTATAATGCACATGTACAATTCATACCTTTTCCAAAACATTTAGAAGGTAAATATCAAACATACACAAGGGCAAAACCTGAGTGGGGTACTTACAAATTTAAAACAGTAGAGGATTATGTCAAAGATAGTTTGGACTAATGGATGCTTTGATCTATTACATCCAGGTCACATAGAACTTTTCAAAGTTGGTAAATCACTAGGAGATAAACTCATAGTAGGTTTAGATTCTGATGAAAGAGTCAGAGAAATGAAGGGTGATACAAGACCAATAAATACCTTTGAAGATAGAAAAGCAATTCTTGAAGCTATAAAATATATTGACCTTGTGTTAGAATTTGATAGTGAAAAAGAATTAGAAAATCTAGTACAATTATACAAACCTGATATCTTAATTGATGGGGGTGACTGGAGGAATGCCAATGGAGTGGGTAGACAATATGCGAAAGAGGTTAGATTCTTTGATAGAATCAAGGGGTGGAGTAGTACCAGAATCATCCAAAGGTGCGCTGATGCAAGCTGGTGATCCTATAAAATTTGTATCCAAAGGATGGGGTTATGAGAAATGGATTGCTAATAGTCCTAGTTACTGTGGTAAACTTCTTTTCATAGCAAAGGGTAAGAAATGTTCTTGGCATTATCATAAATTAAAGGATGAAGTTTTCTATGTGCAGAGTGGTGCTATTGAACTTTCATATGGATGGAATGCAGATAAAAAATTATCTAAAACTATTACACTCATAGAGGGAGATAAGTTTCATGTTCCTACAGGTTTGAAGCATCAAATGTTTGCTCTAAAGGACACTGAATTGTTTGAGTTCTCAACTCAACATTTTGATTCAGATAGTAATAGAATAGAGAGGGGAGATTAATATGAGATACTGTGTTGATATTGATGGAACTATTTGTACACCCACAGTAGGAAGAGCATATGAAAAAGCAGAACCTTGGAATGATAGAATAGAAACTATCAATAAATTATATGATGAAGGAAATCATATAACATATTTTACTGCCAGAGGTATGGGTAGATTTAGTGATGATCCAAATGCTAGTGTAAAAGCATCTGCACTATTGTTTGATCTTACAGAACAACAACTTAAAGATTGGGGTTGTAAATATCATGATTTGATATTAGGCAAACCTCATGCAGATTTCTTTATAGATGATAAAGGAATACAATGTGATGATTTTTTTAAGGATAAATGAGAATACTACTTACAGGACATAAAGGTTTTATAGGCAGTCATGTCTATGAGCATTTAACCAGAATAGGTTATGATGTAGATGGATTAGACAGACCTGATGATATAGGTGACTTTGCTGATGTTGGATGTGCTGACTATGATATAGTAATTCATCTTGCAGCATATGCAGCACTTAGAGATAGTGTAAAAAATCCAAATAAATTCTGGGAGAACAATGTTGAAAAATCACAACCAATATTTGATTATTGTAGAAAGTATAATATTAGGTTGTTGTATGCAAGTTCTGCTGGTGCACATGGTTGGTGGCAGAATCCCTATGCAATAACAAAGAAGATGAATGAAATTCAAGCACCACTTAATAGTGTTGGTATGAGATTTTTTAATGTCTGGGCAGAAAAAGGTAGTAGAGATGATATGTTATATGAAATGTTGAAACAGGGAACTGCAAAATATATTACAAGACATAAAAGAGATTGGATTCATGTACATGATGTTGTTAGAGCAATCTGTTATTTGATACCAGACAAGTTTAGAGGTGTATTAGATATAGGAACAGGAACAAATTATTCTGTTTTAGAATTAGCAAAAAGAATGGGAAGAGGAGATCTTCCTATAAAAGAAGATACACCAGGTGAACCTGATTCTTTATGTGCTGACATTACCCAATTGACAAAATTGGGATGGTTCCCTACAATAGATATAATGAGTTTGCTAAATGGATAGAAATAAAGCAGTCTATAAATTAAAAAACTTTGGTCCTGTATATTATATTAATCTGGATGAACAACCAGAGAGAAAGATCTATATGGAAGCACAGTTTAAGTATTGGGAAATAGAAAACTATACAAGAATATCTGCATATGATGGTAGGGATGATGACCTTAGTGATATCCTAAAAGGTAGATATCCTGATCACATGTCCAGTGGTGAGGTTGGTTGTACAACTTCACATCTTAAAGCAATCAGACATTGGTTAGATACATCTGATAGTCCATATGCAGTGATGATGGAAGATGATTGTAGTTTAGATCTAGTAAGATATTGGAACTTTACTTGGAGTGATTTCTATGCCAAGATTCCTTATGATTGGGATGTGGTTCAGATTGCTGTGATATGTACAGGTGATGTGAATTTAAAAATTCATAAGAGATTTGTAAATGAGTTCTCAACTGCTTGCTATATTATCACTAGACATCATGCAGAGAAGATGATGAAGTTGCATTGGAGGGGAAAGGACAAGTATAGATTGGATAATGGTGTAAGACCAAGACCAGTGGCTGATGATTTACTTTATAATTCTGGTAACACATATACCATTCCACTTCTTTTATACAAACTAGATCTAGGTTCTTCTATACACCCAGAACATATAGATGCATTTCATAAAGGTAATTATGATGCTCAGTTTGGATATTGGAGTCAAAATGGTGCACGAACTGAGATAGATCATCTCATGGACTATGATCCTTATCTGGGTAGGGTAGTGGAATCCACACTCAATGAACCACAAAAAGCTTGACAATATGTTAAGGATCAGATATAGTGTAACTGGCACATGTGACAGTTCACATAAATAACATTATACAAAGGACTCGAAAGATCGTAACCCTATGTAGATGTCAAAAGTTTTCTATGTCGAGAAAACTACCATCCGCAAGGGTTTTTCTTTTACCCATGCGAGACAATAACAAATAAAATGATTAAATCAACAATAGCTGCAATAGCAGCAACTCCTCTTCTAGTATCTGGTGCAGCTTTTGCTGGTCCATATGTTAATTTAGAAGCAACTGGCTCATACCCTGATGGAGCATATACATCTGGTGGATTAGAAGCAGTAGTTGGATATGAGGGAGAAACTCCTGGTGGAATTGGTTGGTATGTATCTGGTGGTCCTACAGTGACTCACACAGAAGCTGCTGATGAGTTTGGCGATGTAGAATTCATTGGATACCTTGGTGGTTCTTATGATAAGTTCTATGGTGAAATCTCTGGTGTAACAGCTGAAGATGATGTTGACTGGTCTGCTAAAGCAGGTGTTAAGTTCACTTTCTAAATAACCTTGAGACCTTATCGTGCGGTCTCTGCAAAACGGAACAACCCAAGACTCTTCACATAGTGGAGAGTCTTTTTTATGTTACATAAGTGTAACTTATGGAGGTCATAAGACCTCCTTTTTTATGTTTTGATATCCAAATGTTAAGAAACTTGACAAAATTTAATATTTTATATATAATATAGTTACATAACTTAATAATTCAATGACTGTTACCACAGAATCAGGTGGAAGACAAAATGCTTTCCCAAATGAAACAAGACCTTACATTGATGATAGTGTTTCCTATGAAGGATACCCTCAGAATGCAGAGAAAGTAAATGGTCGTTGGGCTATGATTGGTTTTGTTGCACTTCTAGGTGCATACATCACAACAGGTCAAATCATTCCTGGTGTATTTTAATGACATCATCAAACAAAACACTTCCAAACTTTTGGAAAGAAGCAGAGCAAATCAATGGTAGACTTGCCATGATGGGATTCTTTGCACTCATAGTTAACTATGGTTTAACAGGATGGATCATACCAGGTCTATTCTAAAATGAAACTTAACACACAATTCACAATTACTAAAGAGGAAAAACTCATGACTCCAGAAGCAGAAAGATTTAATGGTTGGGCAGCAATGCTCGGTTTCGTAGCAGCAGTAGGTGCTTACGCAACAACAGGAAACATCATTCCTGGTATTTTCTAATGACAACTCCAAAACCAATCGAGCCACAAAAGAAAGTTGCTGAGACACTTAACGGTAGATTAGCAATGCTTGGAATCATAGCAGGACTAGGAGCATATTTAACAACAGGACAAATTATTCCTGGTTTTGTTTAATGATAGAAGAGTCACTTCAATACGATCCAGAGGTAGTTTTCAGAACTATACTCTGGATTTTCACTCCACTATTTACTGTAGTAATTCTAAACTTATTTTTAGGACAAATTGATGATGACGATGACGATGACTTTGGAGGAGGACACGCAATACCCGCATACTTACCATCAGGAGCTTAAATGAACCACCTAACTTTTATTGGATTAATAAGTGTTTACATTGTATTGATAAACACATCTATAATTAACTATATCTACGCAGTTTAAATAAATACTTCCAGAACTATACATAAGATACATGAATGGTAGACTGGACAAAGTTGCTATGACTAATAAGTTGATGCAGCTGAAGAGAGAACTACACTATAAATGTGAGATTGGTGAAAAAGGTGAATGGGAATGCAAAGGAGCGAATGAATATCTTAATAGATGCTTTGATGTTTTAGACGAATACTGGCAGTGATAAATATTTAAAAAACTTAAATGAGTGTTGCTGCTATAGCCATAGACAATTTTTTGTCTGATATTCAATGGTCTAGTATACAATCAAATATATCAGGTTATCTTGATCCCTCTACTTACAAAGATGAAAGAGATTCATTACACGAATTAATAAATGTATGGATAGAGGAGAAGATGAAGTCGCTTTCTCTTTGGCAGGATCCGTGGAGTAAAGAAGTGCGTTTATTTTCTTCAATGATATCGAGACCCATAGGTCAAAACTGTGAGTCATCCGATACAGTCAATGGAGGATATCACATTGAACAAGGTGGATATATTTACTACGCACATCCAGAGTGGGATTCTTCTTGGGGTGGTAATTTAAAATTTAAAGATTGTGATATTGACTCTTTAGAACCTACACCAAATAGATTTGTTTGGGTGAATCCAGATGTGTGGCATGGTATCGAAGTGGTTGGATCAAACGCTCAGACCTCCAGAGTATCAGTGGTTGCTTGGCCATCTGGGACAGTTGAATATCCCGATGCTAGTGTTATAATAAATAAGGTATTATAGGTGTCGTGATGAAAAGAAATAAATTTAAAAGAGCATTACATCACTTAAATAAAAAGAACGTTGTTGAATCTGCACCAACAAACAGTACACTTGGAGTCTTTAGTATTACACCAAGTGGTGTAGGTCCTGTTGGTTGGACAGATAGAACATTTACTACAGACATATCAGGTAATCAATTACCTAAACTTCCAGTTGCTGATTTTACTGTAGGTGAAAATCCAGCAAATGCAACTGAGGCACGAGATACTAGTGGATTATTTGAAGATGATGGTACAATAAAGACATTAACACCACCAGGCGATAATTCATATATCTTAGGACCCTTTTCATCTATGTGGTATTCATGGGGAAACTTTACAACACTTGGATATATTCGTCAATCTGATCGTAAGATGGTTAATCTAGGAACTATCACAGGTAAACTTTCTGATTGGGATGGATCAAGTATCAACTCATATGGGCAACTAACATTAGAGCAAGCATTGTGGTTTAAAGATGTTAAAAAATTTGGTGATATAGATAATGATCCAGCGAACCATAACTACAGAGCATTCTATCCTGGTCCTCCATCAAATGTTGCTGATTCAAATGGTAGATATCTATGTGTTATAGCAGCATCAAGACAAGCAGGTGGTGAGGAAACAAGACCTGCACCTCCAGTCAATCCTACACAGAAAGGTGCGATGGGTGCTGATGATAATTTTTCAGCACAATCTGGGAAAAATAAAAGAGGGATTGGTGCAAGAGGTAATCGTGGAAGAGGAGAAAAATTTGATACTAGTGATTTTGCAGATAATTTAAATAAATTAGCAGAATCAATCAGCAAAAATCCAAATAGCAGGGAATTAGATATGTTGCTCTCTACAGGAGAGCAAGTAACTATTGCACTTCTCTCAATGTCACTAAATGAATATGGTATACCTGCAATATCTATGACAGGTAGCCAAGTTGGAATTATTACTGAATCAATTCATGGAAAAGCAAGAATTCTAGATATCAAAACAGAACGTATACAAAACTATATTGATCAAGGTTATGTAGTAGTAATTGCAGGTTTTCAAGGTTCAACTCTTAGTCATACTGGATCAATGGAAATAACAACTTTAGGAAGAGGAGGTTCAGATACTTCAGCAGTGGCCCTTTCCACAGCATTAGGTGCAGAAACTTGCGAGATTTATACAGATGTTCCTGGAGTTCTAACCACAGATCCAAGAATAGTGCCTAATGCAAAATTATTAAATATTATTACTTGTGAGGAGATGCTAGAACTTGCAAGTGTTGGTGCATCAGTACTTCATCCTAGAGCTGTCGAAATTGCTCGCAATTATGGAATTAAATTATATGTAAAATCAAGTCAAACCCTTTCAAATGGAACTCTTCTACATAGCAAAATCAAACCATTACCTCTTAAAAGAGGAGGATTAGAATTAACAAAAACTGTAAATAGTCTTGAAGTATTGGAAAACCAAGCAGTGTTCAGTCTCTCAAATATTCCTGATAGGCCTGGGATTTCTGCACAAATATTTGAAAAACTATCTGAAGCAAGTATTAATGTAGATTTAAATATACAAGCAACTAATGATGGAAATAATAACGATATTACATTTACCGTAAGTGAATTAGAAGTT